CCTTGGCTGCAGTCTTACCTTGGCGCTTATTGCTTGGGCGGCAGTGGCAGTTATCAGGTCCGTATGGTGAGGGGCTGAAATGGCGCTTGTAGACGACATTTTCAAGTCCATACCGCTTGAGATCTTGACTGATTTTGGTCAGGACATCACGCTGGTCAAGACTGTGACGCCTCGCACTTACGATCCAAGCACTGGAGCGACTACGGGTTCGGACACAACGGTGACGACTAAAGGCTTTATCGGCAACGTATCAAGCCGTGAGTCTGAGGGTCTTTATCAGAGCACTGACCTCAGGATCACAGTCAGCGGCGACGATTTGGACAATTACTACCCGACCCAAGCTGATCGCATCCGTTATACGCAGGGTGGAGCGACACGCGAAGCCAAGATTTTGAATGTGACGACGTATCGGGGTGAAGATCCGCTTCTTCACATCATTATTGCGAGGCCGCAGTAATGGCTTTTGGGGACATTGGCAAAATGTTTAGACAAATTGATCAAGATATTGCATCGGTAACACTGCTTGGTGCAATCAAAGCGGCTGAAAAAACAGTTCAAGAACTTCAAAAAGAGGGACCAAGCTGGACAGGACAGTTTTCTAATTCTTGGGAAATCAGGGGTCCACAGGGTCAACAAGCGAAGGGCGACGGGCAAAGAGGAGAGCCTCGGCCCGTAAAGTTTATGGCCGCTCCATTTACGGGACCACAGGCTTTACGCACATTGGTGCGGACTGGACTTACCACTCGTAAAGCAGTTTTTACTATTTCTAATTTCAGCCCATGGGCTGGTGAAGCAACTGATTTAGTTGAAAGCAGGTTTTATCGTCCCACTCCTGAGCCTCAAACGCAGCTTGGTCTGAGCAAGTGGGAACAATCTGGGCAGCGTCGCCCGTCTAGTCCACATCCTCGTTATCAAATCTTTGGTGGCGATACTGGCGATGCTTCTCGAACTGCGTCTAAGGATTGGTTCACCAAGTATGTGACTGGCGGTAGGCTGGACAAGTCCGTCACAGTCGAGATGGATAATATGCTTCGTAGGCTATGAGATACCAAGCTGTTCGCGCTGCTGTTGAATCTCCGCTCCAGACAGCATTTGGGGCGTTAGACCCTGCGGTGCCTGTGTTTTTCGACAACATCACAGCCGCACCAGCAAACGCAACGACTGAGTACGTCAAAGTTGCTGTTGAGTTTGGTTTAACGACCGAGCAAACGTTAGAAAGCAATCTTGATCGCATTCGGGGCAGCATCGTTATTCGTGTCTACACCGAAAAGGGCAAAGGACCGGCCAGAAATCAAACTTTGATGGATACAGCTGTTAGTACATTATTGGCACTTAGCGCTTCTACTCGGGCAGCAACCGGGGTTTACTTGCGCCCCGGTGCAATTAACGGTCCAACATTTTCAACAACAGAAGCCTCGCCACATCTAGTGGGACGGGTGGATACGGGCTTTATCGCTGAAGATCACGGTTAGAAGTTTTGTTGTCTACGCGCTAAGCTGTATATGTCCGGGTTCCGCCCGTAAAGTCCACCATTCTCCGTTTTACGAATGGCTACCGTCCTTTCGGGCACCTCTGGAGCCCTTTATTACAAGCCTGCTGGCACTTCTGGCACTTTCAAGGCTGCTGATGTCACCAACGCCAGCAACACCATCAATGTTGGCGCTTACCTGAATTTTCAGGTCAACGACAAAGTTGTATTTGCTGCTGGTGGTGGCACCTTGCCTGGCGGTTTGACTGCAGGCACTGATGTCTTCATCAAGACGTACACCGCATCTACTGGTGCAGCCACTTTCAGTGCAACTTCAGGTGGCACTGAGCTGGCTTTGAGCAGTGACGGCACTGACGGCACCAGCGACTTCACCATTAAGTTCAGCGATTTTCAGTCAGTCGCAAACGTCCGTTCTTGGTCGTTTGAGGTGACTCGCGAAGAGATCGACGTAACCAGCATCGGTGGAACGCTTGGACAGGTTGCGCCATTCCGCACCTTTATCTCTGGTTTTGCGGATGGTTCCGGTTCCGCTGAGGTGTACTTCACCGATGACGACACCACAATTGCTAGCCGTCTGATTGAAGACGTGACTCAGCGCAAGCAAGCTGGTGCGACCTTCAAGCTTTACATGGACACGGTGCTGTCTTCTGGTACGCCGGACGACACGAAGAGCCGTTCCATTGAGATGGAAGCTGTGCTGACTTCTGCAAGCTTCTCCGTTACTCCTGACGATGCTCAGACTGTATCGGTGAGTTTCCGTCCGACCACTGCTCCTACTTTCGACTTCGATAAGAGCTGATCTTTAATTAGCGACACAGGCCCCTGACATTTGTCGGGGGCTTTTTTAATGCTAATGTAGTAGCACAATCAATCAGATATTCATGGCACTTCGCGCCATTGATCGCCTCAAGAAAGCAGCCAACCTAGAAGCAGTTAAGAAAACGGTTGAGCTTTCAGACGGCACCGAGTTTGAAATGTGGGTAACACCGCTGACGATGGCAGAGCGTGAGAAAGCTCAAAAGCGTGCTGGATCGGATGACGCCAATGCGTTTGCGCTTCAGCTGCTGATCACTAAAGCGCAAGACGATGCTGGTCAGGCGCTGTTTCTTGCTGGTGAGATCGACATTCTCAAGAATGAAGTTAAGGACAAGGACCTTCAGTCTTTGATGTTGGCAGTTTTGAGTGATGACGAAAGCGAGGACATCGACCCAAAATCCTGAGCGCTGAGCTTCGGAAGGATAACTGGCTCATGCTTCAGTTTGGCGTTGCCAAAGAGCTAGGCATGAGCTTGACGGAGCTTAGAGCGACGATGACACCAGAAGAGATTCTCGGCTGGAGCGCATATTTTCAAATTTTGAACGAGGACCAAGAGGCAGAGATGCGTAAAGCACGTAGACGGCGGTAGACTGCACTTAGTTTTCGCGGTCGATCGTGGCTTATCAGAGCGAGATCGAGCTTCGCGTAAAAGTTATAGATTCAGAGCTAAAGGAGTTAGAAAGGCGAATTGAGAGAGTTCAGAACCCGTTTAGTGCATCTGGTGGGCGAAAAGGAGCAGCTGACAGGCAGCGGAAAGAACGGTTGCAAATTGAGAAAGACATATCAGACGCTCAGTTAGCTGCTGCAGAAAGGCTGGAAAAACGTAGGCTTAAGTCGTTTCAAACGGCTATGCGCCGAATTGCGTTTCAAAAAAGAGAGCGTCTTAAGCAAGAACGAGAAGTAGCACGGCAGCGTCAGAAATTAAATGAAAACTTAGCACTAGGCGTCGGCTTTCCGCTGTTGTTTGGTGGCGGAGCAGGTGCCGTAACGGGTGGAGCGCTTGGTGCTGTCGCTGGATCCAAGTTAGGTGATGGCAGCGGATTCGGTCTGCAAATTCTGTTTAGTGCTCTTGGTCAGCAGATTGATGCTTTCTTTGCTGGTGTTCAAGAATCTGCCCTAACCGTTGCAACGGCGTTGGACGGAACCAGTGCTTCGCTGCAAGCTGTCAGAGAGGCAGGAATCGTTGTTCAAGATTCCACTATTGAATATGTTCAGCAGTTAGAGGATTCAGGTCGTTCACTCGATGCCTATAACGCTGTCCAACGCGAATTAAATAACATCTATGGCACAGAAGGTGTAACTGTCCTTCAGGAATTGAAAGGAGCGAACGAGTTTGCAAACACTGAGGCAGGCAAGTTAGGAGCAGTTTTGCAAACAGAGTTGGCACCAGCATTCATTTTGCTGGCTCAACTGGGTGGTGGAGCGGCGCGAGCGCTTAGAGAAGTTGTTCCGGCGATTGCTGACGCGATCGGGGAGTTTACGCTGGGTATTCCTGGTGCAACAACAACTGCTCAATTAAGTAAAAGGCCACCGGGCACTGATCCGGCCAAAGTGGCAGCTGGTGCAAGACAGCGAGAAGCAGAGTTGCGCACAGATGCTGAAATACGCGGGATAACAGCCGGAACGGAAGCTCTTCGCCGCCAGACAGAAATCGCTCAACTTAATAATGATCTTACTGATGAGCGTGTAGTTGCCTTAAGAAGAGCACAAATAGAAATTAAAGCGCAGAATGAAATAAGTGCGCTTAACAAGCAAATTACAGAAGATATATTTAATGATGACCTTAAACGGTTAAATCTTTCAAAAATCGAAAAAGTACGGCAGCAAGAAATTCTTGAGCTAGCCCAGCTTGAGGCTTCTGCGAAAAAAGCCGTTACTGCAGAAACAGAACGAGCGACAGCTGCACAAGAACGCGCAGCAAGGATTGCCAAACGTGCAGCCGAAAAAGCTGAACGCGCTCGAATGAAGGAACTGCAGGATCGCATTGATATTGCAGCCCGTGAACGCCAAAAAGAGCTTGATCTTGAAGCCAGCTTCCAAAAACGAATTACAGCCATCGGCAACGAAACTGCTCTGCTTCGAGGTCAGATCGACGGCAATGAAGAGCTGGTACGCAAGCAGATCGAAATAAACACTCTTGTCGCACAGTTTGGTGAAAACAAACGAGGACAGATTGAGCTTTTAGTGAACGAAAAGTTCCAGGTTGCAGAACAGAACAGGCTTTTCCAAGAACAAAAACAGATTCTTGGTCAGATCGGACAGACGCTCCAGACCGGAGTTGTCGATTTGATCGAAGCTGCTGTTGATCGTACAAAGAGCTTGGGAGAGGTTGCTTCTGGCGTCCTGCGTAATCTTGCAAGACAGTTTTTGAACCTTGGAGTCGGACAATTATTTGGAGCGTTTAACTTTGGCGGTGGCGGCGGAATGCCAACCAGCCTTAAAACTTCCGGCATGAAGTTTTTTGCCAATGGTGGTCGTCCCCCGGTTGGCAAGCCTTCAATCGTTGGCGAACGTGGTCCTGAGTTATTTGTCCCACGGTCCAGCGGCACTATCGTTCCAAACAACGCAATGGGCG